AGAAGATGTTGTAGAAAGAGATAGAAAGTTTAATAATATAAATACATGTTCTAGTTATACATTTACAAACCACAGTAGTTGGGTTGGTGACGGAACTGGTATTGATGTAGAAGAGCTTGAAGAAGGAGGATATATATCTGAGATAGACGATTAGTGTAATTATTCACTATTTTATGTGATATTATAACTAGATAAATAACAATAAATTAACTTAAATTAAATAAAATGGCAAAAAGAAAAACACCTAAGGTTAAAGACCTTAAAGTAAAAGCAGACAAGTTAGAAGAACAAGAACTAGAAAACTTGCAAACATTAGTTAAATCTATAGACGCGTTACACTTGAATATAGGTAGAACGAGAGCTGCTGAACATGGCATGTTACACACGTTAGCTGGCAAACAAGATGAGGTAAAACTTATGCAAGCTAATTTGCAAGATAAATACGGAGATGCTGATATTGATGTAAGAACAGGAGAATTAAAATACAACGATGGACAAGCTGATTCGTAAAATAAGTATTGGTAAAGATTATAAAAATGACGCTATGCACTATGCCGTGGGGCAAGAAGTGTATGGTGGTCATACCATTTTTGAAATAATAGAAGAAGATGAAAAGTATTCTATATATATAAAAAAAGGAAGAGAAGTTATACCGTGGAAAGATTTTAATAAAAACATGGCTATATCTGTAGAGTACAATTTAGAGTACAAATAATGAGAGGTGTTTACACTTTTGTTATAGAACCAAAAGGTGAAAGATATAATAATGTTAAAAAAATTGGTGACAAAGAGCTAATATTAAATACAGAAATATCTAAACACGAGTACATAAATAGAGAAGCTACCGTTAAAGCTGTACCTATAGCTTTAGAAACAAATGTAAAGGTAGGAGATACAGTTATAGTTCATCACAATGTGTTTAGAAGATGGTATAACCAACGTGCTGAAGAAAAAAATAGTGCAAATTATTTTAACGAAAACACGTATGTAGTAAGCGAAGATCAAATATTTGCTTGCAATAGTGGAGATGGTTGGAAAGCATTAGATGGTTATTGTTTTATACAGCCGTTAAAACAAGACAGTAAATTACTGTATAAAGGAAACGAAAAACTAAAAGGAGTTGTTATATACTCTGATGGTACAGTTGAGAAAAATAGTTTAGTAGAATTCAAGGCTACAGGTAAGTATGAGTTTGTCATAGACAACGAAAGACTTTACAGAGTTAGATCAAATAAAATTATAATTAAATATGAGTATCAAGGAAACGAAGAAAAGTATAATCCAAGCTGGGCATAAGGCAGTTGAAGAACTTATCAAAGTTGCTAAAGAAGCTATTGTAGATTCTGACGATGATATCTCAGCTGATAGATTAAAAAATGCTGCAGCAACAAAGAAACTAGCTATATTCGACGCTTTTGAAATACTTAACAGAATACAAGAAGAAGAAAACTTGCTTGAAGGTAAAACACCTGAGAAAGCAGAAGAAAAAATCTTTAGAGGATTCGCAGAAGGTAGATCTAAGTAATGTACGAGCAAAATTTATATAAAGTAGTTGAACCTATAAAGTTAACTACAATAAAAAGACTTAATAAGGGTAAGAAGTGGAAGTATGGTTACAACAAAGAGCACGATATTGTAGTTATATCTAACGATGGACAAATAGGTGAAATATATGAAATACAAGGCTTTCAAATAGCTTTACCTAAACAACCAAAAAATGTATACTCTAATAAAAATAAAAAATGGGAACAGTTTGAGTATCCTAAAGAATTAGCTAGACTTAAAAGTATATTTGATTGGAGAGCTTATCCTGAAGAAAAGAAACCTGATTGGTTTGACTATATAGACGAAGAGTTTAATAGAAGAGATAATGGCTTTTGGTTTAACAATAACGGTATACCAACGTATATAACAGGTACACACTACATGTACTTACAATGGAGCAAGATTGATGTAGGTGCACCAGACTTTAGAGAAGCTAACAGATTATTCTATATATTTTGGGAAGCTTGTAAGGCAGATAAAAGATGTTATGGTATGTGTTACCTTAAAAACAGACGATCTGGTTTTTCTTTTATGTCGTCAGCTGAAACAGTTAACCAAGCTACAATATCAAGTGATGCAAGGTTTGGTATATTATCTAAAACAGGTGCTGATGCTAAGAAAATGTTTACAGATAAAGTAGTACCTATTAGTATTAATTATCCATTTTTCTTTTCACCTATACAAGATGGTATGGATCGTCCAAAGTCTGAGTTAGCGTATAGAGTACCAGCTAGTAAGTTTACTAGAAAAAAGATAACAGCAAACGAAAAGATAGAAGATTTAGAAGGACTAGATACAACTATAGACTGGAAAAATACTGGTGATAATAGTTATGATGGTGAAAAACTAAAACTATTAGTACATGATGAAAGTGGTAAATGGGAAAGACCTGACAATATATTAAACAACTGGCGTGTTACAAAAACATGTTTAAGATTAGGTAGTAGAATCATAGGTAAGTGCATGATGGGGTCAACTTCCAACGCCCTAGATAAAGGTGGAGATAATTTTAAGAAATTATACAATGCATCAGACGTTACTCAAAGAAATAGGAATGGACAGACAAAGTCTGGTTTATATTCTCTCTTTATCCCAATGGAATGGAACTACGAAGGATTTATTGACCAATACGGACGTCCTGTATTTGATACGCCAGATAATGATGTCTTCGCCCCAGACGGAGAGTTAATAGATGTAGGTGTAGTAGAGAACTGGCAGAATGAAGCTGACGGTTTAAAGTCAGATCAAGATGCATTAAATGAATTTTACAGACAGTTTCCAAGAACTACTGAGCATGCATTTAGAGATGAAACAAAAAATAGTATATTTAACTTAGTTAAATTATACGAGCAAATAGATTACAACGAAGAACTAGGATCAACACTAGGTTTATCTACTGGTAATTTTCAATGGGTTAATGGTATAAAAGATTCACAAGTAATATTTTATCCAGATCCAAAAGGTAGGTTTAAAGTAAGTTGGATTCCACCAACAAACATACAAAATAACGTTGTAATTAAAAACGGAATAAAATATCCTGGCAATGAGCACATAGGTGCTTTTGGTTGTGATAGTTACGATATATCAGGAACAGTAGATGGTAAAGGTTCTAAAGGTGCTTTACATGGGTTGACTAAGTTTAGTATGGAAGATGCTCCACCTAGTCAGTTTTTTTTAGAATATATAGCTAGACCACAAACTGCTGATATATTTTTTGAAGATATACTTTGTGCTTTAGTTTTTTACGGTATGCCAATGCTTGCTGAGAATAACAAACCGAGACTGTTGTACTACTTAAGACGTAGAGGTTACAGAGGTTACAGTATGAACAGACCAGATAAAATATGGAATAAGTTATCTGTAACAGAAAAAGAAATAGGTGGAATACCAAATACAAGTGAAGATATAAAACAAGCACATGCCGCAGCTATTGAGATGTATATTCAACAAAAAGTCGGCGATGTTGGTGATGGTAAATACGGTAACATGTATTTTAATAGAACACTAAATGATTGGAGCAAGTTTGATATAAACAAAAGAACAAAGTATGATGCAACAATTAGCTCTGGATTAGCGATAATGGCTTGTAATAGACATTTATATAGACCTAACCCAAAACAAACAAGACAACCAGTTAATATAAGTATATCAAGATATAATAACAAAGGAACGAATTCAACAATAATTAAACGATAATATGGCAGAGTCTGTACATAAAAATTTTCCTTCTCAAGTTGTTAGTGATTTAGAAAAAATTACTAATAAATATGGATTACAAGTGGGTCAAGCAATCGAATCAGAATGGTTTGATGAAGCTGGTTCTCACAGGTACTCACATACTAATAGAAAGTTTCACAGCTTAAGATTATACGCAAGAGGAGAACAATCAATACAAAAATACAAAGATGAGTTATCTATAAACGGTGATTTGTCTTATCTTAATTTAGACTGGACACCAGTACCTATTATACCAAAGTTTGTTGATATTGTTGTTAACGGTATGGCTGGTAGAGGTTACGAACTAAAAGCATATTCACAAGATCAATACGGAGTATCAAAAAGAACAGAGTACATGGAGAGCATGATAGCTGATATGCAAACCAAAGAGTTTAATGACGCTGCAAAGCAACAGTTAAACATAGATATGTACCAAAACAACCCGGCTGATTTACCAGATACAAAAGGTGAGTTAGAATTACACATGCAGTTGACTTATAAACAAGCAGTTGAAGTTGCAAATGAAACAGCTGTAAACACATTAATGGAAGGTTGTAAATATGATTTAACAAGAAGAAGATGTTTAGAAGATTTAACTGTTTTAGGTATTGCTGCAACTAAAACTAACTTTAACTGGTCAGAAGGAGCTAAAGTAGAATATGTAGATCCAGCTAGTTTAGTGTACTCATATACTGACTCACCTTATTTTGATGATATATATTATGTTGGTGAAATAAAAGAAATACCTATAAATGAGTTAGCAAAAGAGTTTCCACATTTATCACAGACGGACTTGGAAACTGTTTCTAAATTATATTCTAGCCATAACGCTAAAAAATACCAAAAACAAGGTAGCAAAGATAAAAACAAAGTAACTTTATTGTACTTTAACTATAAAACATATATGAATGATGTTTATAAAGTTAAAACTTTATCTTCAGGAGCTCAAAAATCTATAAAAAGAGACGATACATTTAAACCACCTACTGATGCTGCTGATTACTCTAGAATACAGAGATCAGTTGAATGTTTATTTGAAGGTGTTAAAATAGTTGGAACAGAGATTATGTTAAAGTGGGAGAAAGCTGATAACATGATGAGATCTAAAAGTGATTACAATAAAGTTAAGATGAATTACTCTATTGTAGCTCCAAAAATGTATAGAGGTAAAATAGAATCACTTGTAAGCAGAATTACTAGCTTTGCTGACATGATACAACTAACTCATCTTAAACTTCAACAGGTGTTATCTAGAATGGTTCCTGACGGTGTTTATTTAGACATAGATGGTTTAGCAGAGGTTGATTTAGGTAATGGAACAAATTATAACGCTCAAGAAGCTTTAAACATGTTCTTTCAAACAGGTTCGGTTGTTGGTAGATCGTTTACTCAAGATGGTGATCAGAACCCAGGAAAAATACCTATACAAGAAATTTCAAATGGAGCTGGCGCGGGCAATAAATTACAAGCACTTATAGGTAACTATAACTACTACCTACAGATGATTAGAGATGTGACTGGTCTTAACGAAGCTAGAGATGCTTCAACTCCAGATTCAAGATCACTAGTTGGTATACAAAAATTAGCTGCAGCAAATTCTAATGTAGCAACAAGACATATATTAGATGCATCGTTATTTTTAACTGTAGAAACAGCTGAAAAAATATCACTTAGAATATCTGACATACTAGAATATTCTCCAACAAAAGACGCTTTTATACAACAAATAGGTGCTCATAACGTAGCTACACTAGATGAAATGAAAGAGCTACACTTGTATGACTTTGGTATATTTATAGATTTAATGCCAGACGAAGAAGAAAGACAAATACTTGAAAACAACATTCAAATGGCTATTCAGCAAAAAAGTTTAGATGTTGATGACGCTATTGACATAAGGCAGGTTAAGAATTTAAAGATGGCTAACCAGTTGATAAAGTATAAAAAGAAAAAGAAACTAGAAAGAGATCAAGCTTTACAACAACAAAATATAAAAGCTCAAGGAGAATCTCAACAGCAAGCAGCACAAGCTCAAGCACAAGCTGAAATGCAGAAAAACCAAGCAAAGGTAGAAGCTGATATGCAAATGGAAGAAAAAAGAAATGCTATGAAGGTTCAGTATATGCAACAAGAAGCTGAAATGAAAATGAAACTAATGGATCATGAGTTTGCAATAAACATGAAGCTTAGAGAGGTAGACGCTAGCAATAGCAAAGGTAAAGAAGAAAGTAAAGAAGATAGAAAAGACAGAAGACAAAGAGAACAAGCTAGCCAACAAAGCCAATTAATCGATCAAAAAAAGAACGAAACAACTCCTAAGAATTTTGAGTCTGCAGGTAACGACAGCTTAGGTAGCGGTATGGGCGTAGCTGGTTTGTCTAGTAACTAATTATTTAATATTATTATATCATGGAAGAAAACAAAGACGTAGTCGAGGAGACTACACAAGAAACTGTAGAGCAAACTACAGAACCTCAGGTTGAAGAAAAACAAGAAGAGTCACCAGTATCAATAAATGAAGATGGTGACATAAGATTAGATTTAACAAAAATACCAACAGAAACAATACCAGAAGAAAATGAAACCACAGAAACAACAGAAGTTGCAGAAGATAACACTGTCAACGAGGGAGTGGTTGGAGTCGATGAAGATGCCAATGCCCCACAAGAACAAGAAGAGGTACAACCGCAAGCCGAAACACAGGAAGAGACTTTAGAAGAAGCTGTTGAGGAATTTTTAGATGTACCTGAAAATGTACAAAAGCTAGTTGAGTTTATGAATGAAACTGGTGGAGACATTAATGATTATGTAAGACTGAATACTAATATAGAAGATATGGACGATTCAGAAATACTAAATGATTATTATAAAAAGACAAAACCTCATCTAAACACAGATGAAATAAACTTCATGTTAGAAGATCAGTTTTCTTACGATGAAGATTCTGCAGATGAGAAAGAAATATTAAGAAAAAAATTAGCCATGAAAGAGCAAGTTGCTTTGGCTAAAACCTACTTAGACGGGCAAAAGTCTAAATACTATGATGAAATCAAAGCTGGAAGTAAGCTCACAGAAGAGCAACAGAAAGCAGTTGAGTTTTTCAATAGTTATAGTCAGGAAGAAAAGCAGAACGAACAAATTGTTCGAGATCAGCAAGAAACCTTTTTAAGCAAGACAAATAAAGTTTTTGAAAACTTTGATGGTTTTGAGTTTAATATAGGTGACAAAAAGATCAAGTACAATATTCAAGATGTAGCCGCTTTAAAAAACAAGCAAGTTGATATTAACAACTTCGTTGGGAAGTTCCTAAACGAAAACAATGTTATGGACGATGCTGCTGGTTATCACAAGGGCTTATTCACCGCTATGAATCCTGATGCAATAGCTAAACATTTCTATGAACAAGGCAAGACTGATGCTGTAAAGCAGACTATTGCTGAATCTAAGAACATTAACACATCGAGGGAATCTCATAAAGTTTATGAAGGTGAAGGAGGTATTAAGTTTAAAGTATTAGGTGAAGATTCTAATGACATGAAGCTAAGAATTAGAAAACGAAAATAAACTATTAATTTAAAAATTAAAAATTATGGCTGTAACAGGCGTACCCGCTGCTGGATATACTCCAGCTGCAATGAAACAAACGTTGGCTACCAATTACATCGATTTCACTTCTGGTGGATCAGGTAATACAAATGGATGGGCACAACAATATTTACCAGATCTTATGGAGAAAGAAGCTGAGGTTTTTGGAAACAGAACTATCTCAGGTTTCTTATCACAAGTAGGAGCTGAAGAATCTATGAGCGCTGATCAAGTAATTTGGTCTGAGCAAGGTAGATTACATTTAACATATAAAGCTGTAACAGGTGCTGATAACTCTGGGTCTTTAAGATTAACTATGACTGCTGCAACTGACGTTGATGGTACCGCGGTTGGTAACTCAGGTCTTGATCACGGGATTCGTCCAGGTGATATGCTATTAGTAGCTGACGCTAACACTACTGTTCAAGTATTTGTAAACAGTGTAACTACTTCAGGTACTGCACAGATCGAATGTGAAAGATACGATGGTAATGCTGCAGGTAATGCTAACTTATCTAGTGATTTAACTGTTCTTGTTTATGGATCTGAATATGTTAAAGGTTCTGTAGGTAGAGTAGGTGCTAACACTCCACAGTTCAAATCTAGAACTAACAAGCCAATCATATTAAAAGACAAGTATGAGATCTCTGGATCTGATGCTGCTCAAATTGGTTGGGTTGAAATTTCTGGTGAAGAAGGACAAAATGGTTACATGTGGTACTTAAAAGCTTCTGGTGATACAAAAGCTCGTTTTAACGACTACTTAGAGATGGCGATGATGGAGTCAGTAAAAGCTACTACAATAGCTAACACTAACTCTACAGTTACTGGAGCAACAGGTCCTATCAACGGTACTGAAGGTTTATGGCAAGCGCTAGCAACTAGAGGTAATATATCTAACGCATTAGATGGAGCTACTCCTTCTGCTGCTTTAACTGAATTCGATGACATTATCGATGAGTTAGACGCTAACGGTGCAATTGAAGAAAACATGTTATTCTTAGATAGAAAAACTTCTATCTCTATTGATGATATGCTTGCTACAATGAACGGTGGTGGTAGTGGTGCAACTGCTAGAACTTCTTACGGTGTATTTAACAACGAAGAAGACATGGCATTAAACTTAGGTTTCTCTGGTTTCAGACGTGGATCTTACGATTTCTACAAGTCTGATTTCAAATATCTAAACGATGCTGCTACAAGAGGTGCTATTAACGCGTCTGACTCGACTAACGCGATTCACGGTGTTATGATACCTGCAGGTGTATCTTCTGTATATGACCAACAATTAGGAAAGAATCTTAAAAGACCTTTCTTACATGTACGTTACAGAGCTTCTCAAATGGAAAGCAGAAAGTACAAAACTTGGACTACTGGTTCGGTTGGTGCTGCTACTTCTGATTTAGATGCGATGGAGATGCATTTCTTATCTGAAAGATGTTTAGTTGTTCAAGGTGCAAATAACTTTGTATTATTGAAAGGATAAACATTATCTTTTAAAAGAACCGGGGCTTCGGCCTCGGTCCTTTTATTTTTTTATTAACTTATATTATATTATATTATGGCAAAAACAAAAAAAGCTTACGCAGGAGACCCTGGCGATGAGCATGTAGAAAAAGTGGTAGAAACTCCAGTTATGGAAGCACCACCGGTTGTAGAACAACCAAAAAGAAAAGAACCAACAGTTAAAATGATTAATGGTTGGGAAATCAAAGATAGAAGATATGTATTAAGAAGCGATGCAAAACCGTTATCTTACTATATGAAAACAAGAGGTATATATTACTTTGACGAAGAAGCTGGTTATGAGCGAGAAATTATGTATTGTGAAAACCAAAGCACACCATTTGTAGATGAATTCAAAGGTCAAATAAGACCTGGTAGAATAGTATTTAGAAACGGAGTGTTATACGTTCCAAAGCAAAAAGTTATGCTTCAAAAGTTTTTATCAATATATCACCCAAAAGCTAATAAAACTTGGTACGAAGTAAAACCTAAATTAGCCGCTAAATCAGATTTAGAAACGTTAAATTTAGAAGTTGATGCAATGTTAGCTGCTAGAGATATAGATATTGATATGGCAGAAGCTATAATGAGAGTAGAAATAGGTTCTAAAGTATCAAGCTTAAGTTCTAGAGAAATCAAAAGAGATTTACTAGTGTTTGCAAAAGCAAATCCTGTGTTGTTTTTAGAGCTATGTGAAGATGATAATGTTCATCTTAGAAACATTGGTATCAAAGCAACTGAAATGGGAGTATTAAATTTATCTTCTGATCAAAGAACTTTTACATGGGCTAATAGTAAAAGAAAGCTAATGAACGTTCCTTACAACGAACATCCTTATTCAGCTTTAGCAGCATTCTTTAAAACCGATGAAGGTATGGAGGTTTTAAAATCTGTTGAGAAACAATTAAAATAAAAACCTTGTAGATGCAGTCGCTCTACGGGGCGATTGCAAACTACAAAATTTAAAAAATATATGGCGCATAATAAAGAAATTAGTATAGACACAGTATACCAAAGAGTTTTAGCTTTAGCTAATAAAGAGCAAAGAGGCTACATTACGCCACAAGAATTTAATCTACATGCTAATCAAGCTCAATTAGATATATTTGAGCAGTACTTTTATGATTTAGCTGCTATGATTCAATTAAAAGCTAGAGGTGATGAGGCAAAAAAGCCAGGAAGCAACAACCCTTTAGAACCTGATTTTGGCGACTCAGTCAATTTACTCAGAGAAAAAATATCACTATATAAAGGAACTGATACAGCTTTAGTATTTACAGCCGCAAACAAATCTTATAGTTTGCCAGCACTTACTAATAGCACTATATATAGAACTGGACGACTGTACTATTCTGGTACAGATGGATCGTCAATCCCACTAAAACTTATTGAACAAACAGATGTCAAACATATAGTTGATATGTATAACGCTAGAAACAATAGTAGATGGCATATAGCTGATGGTCCTGACTTTTTTTATACCGAAAACTCTGATGGTAGTTTTTCATTATATAAAGAAGATGCTACAACTGCTGTCTCTACAGCCAACCAATTAAAAGTAGAGGTTATAGCAACAGTACCACCAAAAGTTCAATGGGGATATGTAGTTGTAAATGAAAAAGCATTATATGATGTTAACACCTCTATAGACTTTGTAATGCACAGGTCTGAAGAGACAAACTTAGTTATAAAAATATTAGAGTTAGCTGGTATAACTATAAACAAGCCAGGTTTAGTACAAATAGCTTCTAACGAAGAAACACAAAACATCCAACAAACAAAATAAGATATGCCAAATAACTTAATAACATTAACACACAAACAGTATTATGATGGGCCAGACAACACTCAGTTAACTGCTGATGACACTCAGTATGGTAGTTATCAGTTTATGATGATATCTGATTTGATTAACGACGTTGTAGCTACTTATTGTCAGTTGGATAAGATGCTAGAAGGAACTAGAGTTTCAGATGTAACATATCATGCTCATAGAGCATTGCAGGAATTAAGCTTTGATACTTTTAGATCTACAAGAGGTATGGAGTTAGAAATACCACCTTCTTTAGTGATGGCTTTACCACACGATTACGTAGGCTACACAAAGGTAACTTGGAAAGATGACTATGGTATAGAACACACAATTCTACCTACTAGAATAACTAGTAACCCTAAAGCTCCTATTCAAGCTGCAGATTATCAAATAACTTTTGACAATCCAGGTGAAATTCTTGAAGCAAATGAATCTTCAACTTGGTCAGATTACAAAGGTAATACACCAAATTCAACACCAACTCCTACTGGCAATATATTTGATGATACAGATATTTACGAAAATGTTTTAGGTGCACAGTTTGGTGGATCACCAGAGCATATGAATGTAAATGGAAATTTTTATGTAGATTATTCAAATGGAACAATTCATTTTAGTAGTAATTTACTCGGAAAAACTGTGACCTTACATTATATAAGTGATGGAGTTGGAAATTTGCAATCACACACTGGCGCATATGAAGGCACTCCTAACAATCAAGATGATTTTATAGTTCACAAATTTGCTCAAGAAGCAATGATAAAGCATGTATTATATGGTTGCATGCAAGGCAGGAAAAATGTAGATTATAATATGCTACAGTTGTTGAAAAAAGAAAAGTTTGCTGAAACAAGAAAAGCTAAAATAAGATTATCGAATATTAAAATTGAAGAGATTACTCAGATACTAAGAGGTAAATCTAAATGGATTAAACACTAAAATACCGCATGGCTGAAATTAAAAGAAATTTTTCTGGAGCAAAGATGAATAAAGACATGGACGAGAGGGTTTTACCTTCTGGTCAATATCGTGATGCTTTAAATGTACAGATATCTACGTCGGAGGGTAGTGATGTTGGAGCTCTACAGACTTTACTTGGTAACACAGAACTTAGTAATAACATAGTTCCAGAAGACTATTGCACTTGCGTAGGTGCAATGGCTGTAGCAGAAAAAGATTTAATATACTATTTTATTGCAGGTGGTGGACATGGAAACTACAAACCTCTTATTAAAAAAGATTACATAATAGAATATGACACAGTTAGCAACTCTTTTAAATATGTATTTGTAGATATATATAACGTCAAAGAATTACAAACAGCAAACAACACTACTGACAAGTGGTTTACTATTAGTGATAATGGATCCGCTACTAATACAACTGGTGTTAGAGTTGGAATGCATATTACTGGAACATTTACTAATGGTAGTACAACTACAACTATAACTTTAGCTGATAATGTTTTAGTAACTGACGTTATTAAGATTAGTAATGGTTGGGCTATATTTCACGACTATCAGTGGGACAACTCTGGTGGAGTTGCTATACCAACATCAGTAAACAATAGTATATACTTTGTATCTGAATTTGCAGAAAGAATTTTAAACTTTAACCCTTTAATAAAAATTAATAACATAAACCATTTAGATGGTATGTTGTTTTGGACTGATGGTTTTACTGAGCCAAAAAAAATACATATTGAAAGAAGTTTAAAAGGTACTGGTGGCACATTGCAAGTTGTTGGTTGGGTAGACGCTTTACAGGGAAGTGCAAGTAGTAACTCAAACAATCTTTTAGCAAGTCAAATACCAAGTCCATTTGGTGACAATGCTAATTTTCACACAAGAAATGTTATACAAAATCCTAATACACTAGGTTATCAAACATGTTTAAACAGAAATGAAGTTAGACCTCAATGGTCTAGAACAGAAAATATAACTGTTATAAAAAAATCCCCTAAATTTCCTTTAGAATTAAGAATGTTAGAAACTAGTATTGCTAGAGTTCCAGACTCAACATTAGCAGTGCCAAATCCAGGTGAAAACCAAACATCCGCAAATTCAGCGTCAGCAGTTTCTTGGGCTGATAATAATGGTAATCCGTTTGAAGAAGGTTATGAAGTTACTGGTTTTACATTTGACAATCCTGTAGATTTTAGAAATGGTGATGTATTACTTTTTACAGATTCAACTAGCGCACCTGTAGATTTTGACGAAGACGATGCTTTAATAAGAGTTTTAGTTACCGGCGCACCAACAGGTATGCCTAACAATGGTGGTGACGTTGGTCCTTACACGTTTAACGTTATAAGTATTGATGAAAATATATCAACAGTACCTAGTATATGGAAATGTAGATTAGATTCACCTCCACCTTTATTTGAGTTTAAATTTCCTAGATTTTCTTATAGATGGAAATATACAGACGGTGAATACTCAACATTTGCACCTTGGACAAAGGTAGCATTTATACCTGGAGGTTTTGATTATCTTTGTCAAAAAGGATTTAATCTTGGTATGACAAATAAAATGAAAAGTTTAAGGTTGCAAAATTACTTTTCAGAACAACACTTAGTTCCTGATGATGTTGTGCAAGTAGACTTGTTATATAAAGAAGATGGTAAAAATGAAATATACACTGTAAAAGAAATAACAAAAAAAGATGGAGCACCTCAATGGCCAGACAGAGCTGCTAGTCAATATAATAGAGGTCAGTACGATTTGACTTCAGAAATGATACATGCTATACTTCCTTCTAATCAATTGCTGAGACCTTGGGATAACGTTCCAAAAAGTGCAAAGACTCAAGAGATAACTTCTAACAGGTTAATATATGGTAATTATAAGCAAAACTATCAGCTGTCTCAAGATCTAAAGCTAGATGTAAGCTTTAACCACGAGTATATAGGCGAAACTGTTGAATCGTGTAAAACGTTAAGAAACTATCAAGTTGGTGTTGTGTTTTGTGATACTTATGGTAGAGAGACTCCTGTTCAAATACCTACAAAGAGTAGTAGTATAAATTTAGAGAAGAAATGGTCTAGTTATCAAAATTTATTAAAAGTTACAGTAAATAGCTCTTCTACAATTCCTAGTTGGGCTGAATATATGAAGTTTTATGTTAAAGAAACTTCTAACGAATATTATAACATAGCAATGGATCGTTGGTATAATGCTGAAGATGGTAACGTTTGGATCTCGTTTCCATCAGCTGAAAGAAATAAAATACAAGACGATACGTTTTTAATACTTAAAAAAGCGCACGATTCAAACGAAGGTGTAAAAGAAAAAGCTAGATTTAAAGTTGTTGCTGTTTCTGACGACGCACCTTTATATATAAAGACAGTTAAAAAAATACACGGTACCGTTGAAACGTCAACTCAAGGAACAAATGCAGCAGCTGCTTTTCCAACTGCTAATGAAATATTAACAACTCTAGGTAATTTTAATGCTGCTTTTGGTAGCACTTGGTTAACTGAAGTTTACTCTAGAATATCAAGTGGTAGCCTGCAAGTACGTTTAACGGGTAATCTAGGTAACACTACTATAGCTACAGAGTGGGTTAGCTTAACGGCTGTTAAAAAAATAGGAAGTAGTGATGTTGCAGTTCGTTTAGCCGCACCCTTTGGTGAAAGAGCTCAAATGAATAAATATGATGGTAGTAATAATATAATAAACGCAGCTGGTTTAGGTACTAACTCATCGTTTCCTACATATAGAATTGAATTAAGAGAAAACGTTGTAGAGAACAAAGCAGAGTTTGATGGTAGATTTTTTGTTAAAATATTTAGAAACCCAACACTAGAAGAGTATGTGTTAACTAATGCTGCTGATAGCTCCGCTGCTTATAACATAGTATCTAGTCATAGTACAAATTTAGTAATTGGTATTGGTAGTAATGGTGATAGAAGACACCCATCTAAATCAACCAACACCACACCAGGTCATACACCTGTTCATCATAGAAATAACGCTAGTGATGAATGGAACACTAACGATTCGTACTACGGTATGAATGGTAGTTTTTCATCTAGCGAGCAAATGGGACATTATAACGCTAGATATAGAACTAGAGATTACTGGCAATACGTCAATAACCCTATTAGTAGTTGGTATATAGATGGATGTGGTCATGGTGGTGACGTAAATTGGTCTAATGGACAAGGTGGTTTTCACCCTAACGATGATCACAATGATAACGGTGCTCACCCTTCACACTCGGATATAAATGGAACTGGTAGAGGAGGTATGAGACACTATTCAGATAGAACTAGGATATGGTGGGGATATAGAACACATGGAGCTCCAGGTGGTTCTGACGGTGTGTTTTATAGTAAAATGAGAAAAGCAGGTACACTATTCAAGTGGAGAGACGATCCTAACGGTACAGTTTATAGAGTTTTAAGATCATTAGGTCATAGAAATACAGAAAACTATCAACATCGTAATTATAGTAACAATCCAGATAAAAAAAGAAGACAATTTGTTCAGGAAGTAGTTGTAGATCAAACTGGTGAACCTATGGATGTAAATCTTTGGGATCCAATGAGTGCATATACTCATGATGGAAGAACTGCTTCTATTATTGATATTGTTAGCCCTGATACTACTTTTGGCGTAGACTCTAGCGAGTTTGCCAGTGAAGATCCTGCAATATGGGAAACTGAGCCAAAAGAAAACGTAGAGCTAGACATTTACTACGAAGCTTCTGGCGCAATACCATTAAACGTAACACATAGAAACAACGAGTTGTTAATACCTTTATTTTCAACTTTTCAAACAAGAGATGAAAATGGTGATTGGCATACTGAAGATGGTACTCCAACTGGTGAAAAACAAACTTATAAAATAACTTATGTTAGTTCAGCTGCAGATCAAGACATAACAAATATAACGTTCACACCAGCTTTAGTAGGAACTTTAGATCATGATCAATACATAAAAATATACAAGTATGATGGTAGCTACTCAACTGTATATGTATCTAAAGCTAGTGCTAACCCATATGCAATTGGCACGCAATCAATTAAAGTAGTAACAGGTAAAAACCCTACCAATAAAAGAGCTCCTTTTGGTTATCAATACTGGAGAGCACCTCATTATCAACCTCAACTATTAGGTTGGCACAACTGTTGGACTTTTGGTAACGGTGTAGAATCTGATAGAATTAGAGATGACTACAATGCTCCTCAAATAACTAACGGCGTTAAAGCATCTACTGTTTTAGCAACTCCTTATGCTGAAGAACATAGAAGTAGTGGTATGATATGGTCTGGTATATTTAACTCGACTAGTGGTGTTAATAATTTAAACCAATTTATACAAGCAGAACCTATAACTAAAGATCTTAGTCCTAGACATGGTTCAATACAAAAGCTTGTTAGTAGAGATACTGACACTATAGCTTTTTGCGAAGACAAAGTATTAAGAATGTTAACAAACAAAGATGCTTTATTTAACGCTGATGGAAACAGTAATGTAACGTCGACAAACAATGTTATAGGGCAAGCAACTCCTATAAACGGTGACTACGGTATATCAACAAACCCAGAATCACTAGCGGTAACACCTTTTGCTATGTACTGGGCAGATCAAATGAGAGGTCAAGTATTAGCTTTAGAAGGTGGTATGTCTATAAAGAGTATATCTGATATAGGTATGAAAGATTATTTTAACGATAATCTTGAAAACTTATCAGAACTACTTGGTACTTACGACGAAAAGAAAAACGAATATAACTTAACATTAGCAACTAGAGTAGCTAAACATCAGTTTAGACCAACAACACAAACTGTTAGTTACAATGAGATAACTGGTGGTTGGACTAGCTTTAAATCTTTTGGGCCTGAGCAAGGTATAAGTTTAAATAATCAATACTACACATTTAGCGAAGGTAGTATATGGAAGCATCATGACAATACTACTACTAATAACTTTTATGGTAATCAGTATTATTCTGATTTTACATTAGTATTTAATGATTCACCAAGCTCTGTAAAAAGCTTTAATTCTATAAACTACGAAGGAACTCAAGCTAGAATATCACAGTTCACAACTGTTAGTGGTAAAACAGATAATAGATATGATAATTTAACAGCTAAAACTGGTTGGTATGTAGATAGCATGCACACAGATCTTCAAGAGGTTGACAATGTAGAGTTTAAGAACAAAGAAGGTAAATGGTTTAGCACAGTTCAAGGTGTGAGCACAGATTTAGCTAACTTAGATGAAAGAGAATTTTCAGTTCAAGGTTTAGGTGGTGGTGCAACTATTGTTAACACTGGTACTCCTGCAACACAGTACAAAATAGAAGTTCACGGACACCCTTCAAACGCTGCGGGAAGTGTAAACTGGGATTCAAGCGGCGCTGATTCTGATTTTAAAATAGGTGCATACAATAGTTTTACAGCTGCGGCTGGTTCAACCGTAACACAAGCTAATGGTACTCAAAACGCTTCAAGTACTTATATTGATAACTTAGTATATAACTCTACAACTGGTCTTTATGTGTATTCAGGCTTAGACTTAGATGCTGCAGATTTTAGTGTACCTGGAGGTACAGCAACAACTAGTGGATCTACTTATATTTATACTGCAGCTAGCGGTTGGAATGCTGATGCTGGCATTACTAAAGTAGAATTTACAAATCAAGGTATTGCTGGTGATCCTGCAAATGTTGTAGAAGCTAAAGCTTATTACTCATCTTTTACAATGCCTAGTAGTGATTATAATTTACATTTTGATGTTGATACGTCGGCAACACCAACAAGCGGTAAAATACCTAGACCAGCATGCTTATATGTTAGTTACGAAGAACACGCATCAGATAACGTTACTATAGTTCCTAGCTCTCCTATATCTGGTATAGCTAGAACTGATGATGTGTTGTTTTTAACTGGAGTTTCTGGTTTAAGTACATCTTCAGATAAATGGACTGGAACAGTAGACCAAGGTCAAGCTCATAAAATAGCAGAATACACTATAACTGCTGCGACTGGTTATCACTTAGAAATACAAGCAGGTGGTAGCGGTGTTGAAGTGTCTTGGACTAGTAGATTGGCAAATGCGCCTTGGGAACCTTATTACTCTTGGAACGTTGTAGATACATATTACACGTCTAGTGGTAACACTGGTTTAATTGAAAAGTCAGTTATAGAAATATACTACACACCTCCAGAGAACGTGTTTGGTTTAGATCCTGATCCACCATCACCAGAAGGAGGTTTTTGTGCTTGGCTTCATGACATTAGACTTGCTTATTTAGCTAGAACTACAACGAGTAACAACAAAATTAAAAGAGTAACTGCTATCAATGCAGATAAGCCTATTGTTGGTCCTGGAGATACTGTTCTTTTACAGTATGATAGTACTGGTTATACAATTCCAACCGATGTTAATGGCTTAGCTTACTGTATGATCGTAAGATTAAACAATGCTGAAAATGGTATAACACATGCTTATAGATGGGACACGCAAGCTTGGGAAGCAACAACAGATCTAAACGGCAACACTGGTCCGCACGGTATTGGTAATTATACTACTGGAGCAGTAGCTAGTACTCCTCCATTTACAACACCAGCTACACAGGGCCAAATAAGAAACAACTATAGACTTGCTATGAACTTTCATATTGTCCCGCCACTTAATGGTACTGTTTTTCAACCTATAATCATGCCTCTTGACCCTAGTGGATTTTCTGTTGGAAAATATTGTACGTTCATGGAAGGTGGTGATTTTACAGGAACAGCAAACAACATAGCTTTAGATGCTGCTGTACCAACAAATATAAACACTGCTGTTGGTAGTAGTTGGGAAGTTCAAGGTAACGTAACTGCTAATATAAATAACGGAACACTAACCAATGTAACTTCTGGCGGTGACTCGGTTTCAATAACTAGTAGTCCTCCATTAACAGCTGTTAAAGCTTCACAAAAGTTAGATTTCAACTTTACATTTACTTATGCAAGAACAGGATCAAGAACATTAACTTTACTTAAACAGCCTTCAATAAATGATTTCTTAGGTGTTAGTGTTGAACGTTTAACACATCCTACTATAGCTTCTAACATTAACACTCCACTTGTAATAAACATGCCAGATACTAGTGGTATAAAAGTTGGTATGTTTGTTGAAGATGTAGGTTACGAAAATGGTGAGAGTCCTTCTAACTTATTTAAAAATGCTAAAACAGTAGTTACTGCTATAGGCGCGAATGACAGTGTAACTATTAGCAACGCTCATAGTGGTGTACCAGCAGGTACTAATATAAGGTTCTTTAGTGATTGGCAATACGAGTTAGTAAATGTAAACGCTACTACAAACAATGATATTACAACATTAATAACTGTAACTGGTTCTGTTAGAGTATTACAATACGGTACTACTTCTCCTAATGGCGATATAACATTACAACCTAGCAACTTTATAACAACAACATAATATGCCAACAACATTAACATTTTCAGAACCATTAAATACATCTGTCCAAGTTGGAGACACTGTTTACTATGTCCCAACATCTAGTTTAGGTGGTTATAACATAAATTCATCATCTGTAATAGAGATAGGTGTTATAACAAATATAACTGGTTCTGTTATAACTGTAGCGAATCAAGTTAACAACCCGCCTAATGGTGTGTTTATATTATTTAGCAAGGACAACAAGGTTAACTTAAGCTCTGTGTTAGGTTATTATGCTGAAATTAAGTTTAAAAACAACTCTACAACAACATCTGAACTGTTTAGTGTAGGTATTGACATGTTTGAAAGTAGTAAATAACGCGAAAAAAGTGTGATTATTTAACTATAATTAAATTAAATATGAATAAAGATATTCAATTATCTTCACGAAAGAAAATCTTAGATTTTCAAAAGGCGTTAATAGATGAATCTGATGGGGTAAACATTGTCATGCACCAAGACTCAAAGTTATTTCCACTAAAACATACTTTTGCAGACGGTATATACGTAAGACAAATGTCTATGAGACCTGGATCTATTGTTGTTGGAGCAATACATAAACACTTACATGTCTGGTTTTTACTAACCGGGCATATTTCAGTTATAACAGAAAACACTACAGAGGATTATATTGCACCTTGTTATGTAGTTGCAAAACCAGGAACTAAAAGAGTAATACATGCAAATGAAGAAAGTATATTTGTAAATATACATAAAAACCCTACAAACTCGCAAGACATAGAGTGGTTAGAAAAAGAGATTGTAGCTAAAGATTTTAAAGAATATGAAGAATACATTAATAAAAATAAATAAGATATGAGTTTTTTACTAGTAGGAGCTGCCGCTATCGGTGCTGGTGGGCAAATAGCTAAAGCTATATCTGCTGGCAAAGCTAAAAAAGCTGCTAAAAAAGAAGAGGACAAAGCTAAACAAGAGATGCAACGACAGAAAGAAGCTTTTTCTGGGTTAGACACGAGTAATCCGTATGCTAATATGGAAAACAAAATGGAAGACTTAACAGTCAACACACAGGAAGCTGAATTCATGAAAGCACAACAGCAACAAAATCAAGCTAACGTGTTAGATAGTATGAGACAATCAGCTGGTAGTTCTGGTATTGCTGGTTTAGCACAAGCTATGGCTAACCAAGGTTCTTTAGATGCACAGAAATCTGCTATATCTATTGGTAAACAAGAAGCAAACAACCAACAGTTAGAAAGACAAGCAGCATCTCAAATACAAAACCAAGAAAGACAAGGAGATGTTATGTCAAGAGATATGGAGAGAAACAAAGTATCAACATTATTAGGTATGGCACAATCTGAAAAAGCTGCTGCTAGTCAAAAGGTAGCTCAAGCAGATCAACAAATGTGGTCTGGTATAACTGGTGCTGCTGGCGCTGTAGCTGGTGGGTTAACAGGTATATCTAACGCTGGTGGTATGGGTAATTTACCAGGTCAAGAAGGTTACGAAGAGTATATGAAATTAAAAAACCAGGGAAATGGATAAAAAATATAAATCACCACTAAAAAACGCTGATGCAACATTAGTACAAGGAGCGTACAACGCTGCAGCTGCTGGTATAGAGACTGGTAAGTATCAAGGTATGGACAAGCTATTGCAAATAAGTTCAGAAGCTGTGTCTCAAATATCTAAAAATAGAGCTCAGAACGTTAAAAAAGGTAACGACTTAGCTGATGATATAAACAGTATGAATGGTTCTATGGGTCAAGACTTTTTTGGAGCTAGTGAAGAGTATGTAAAAGGTTTACATGGTAATTATAAAAGTGCAGCTCAGTTTGGTAGAAAAAATAAACAAGGAGAACATATGGGTGAGTTAAACAAGTTTGCTATTGAAACTGCTAACGCAAAAGAGATTAGAAACGAAATAGCTCAAATACAAACAGCCGGTGATTGGTCTGAGTATTGTTCAGATGCAGAAAGAAATATGTTTAACAATGTTATGGATCCTAAAACAAAAAAGAGGGTTAATAAAGAAGGCAAATGGGAAGTTGACATAGGTGATGGCAACTTTATGTTAATGTCTGATATTAAAACTAAAATGGGTGAGTTTAAAAAGGATTACAAAACTATGGTTAATATAAGAAAAGATGCTATAGGTATTGCTGCTCAAGCAAAAGAAGATGCTTTAAGAAACAAAGAGGAAGGTTATACTCCTAAAGGTTTTGAACCTGAAAAGTATAAATACAAAATGCTACAGCAATTAAAAGAGGGTAACATGGGTAGTTTAATGTATGATGATGTTTTAGAAAATGGAGAACCTTTTGCTAAAGCTTTAGAGGCAAACCCACAGATTAATGGTTTAAAATATGCTGACCTAGGTTTAACTCCACCACCTGGAGATGATAATGGTATTATAGACGGTGAAGAAACCGCAGGGCTTTTAGGATCAGAACAAAAAGCAAGTATAATAGATGCTTTAATAAACCCTAAAAATGAATTTTACAATGAAGATACGACAAGAGATCTAATGGCTGATTACTTTGTTGGGTTTATAGGTAATCAATATACAGAAGACTATAAGAGAGAAGGTGGCACTCCATACAATAGTCTTGACAAAGATGATCAAGATGCCAAAGTCAACAGTTATTTAAACTTATAATATAATATAATATGTCAGTTGAGCCAAAAAGAGATGAAAAATTAGTAGGAATTATCAATAAAATGCTAGCTAACAACGAGCCTGATCAGCTAATAAAGGACGTTGTTAAAAAGTATAAGAGAAATAAGTGGACTACAGAAATGGCTACGTTGCAAAACGAGAAACGTAAACTTAACTCAAAAGATCAATCTAACAATACTACTGACAACCCTAGTCTTCAAACTAAGACTAACCCTAAAGTTGTAAGAAGTAACGCGCAAGGAGCTATCACAGACCATGTGCCGTTTGATATATTCAAAGGTGCTATAAAAGATGGTAAGGAGTTAATCATGCGAAACGATACTAAAACAACTGATAATCTTAACGAGCATTACAAAAATTCAGGCTTCGTATTCGAAACCAATGATGACGGTACTATTACCGTTAATTCACCTGGTAGAGATGTGGAGCCTTATACATTTGAAATACCTGCTGGTGGTCAAGATGATAGCGTTTGGGAAGCTACTTACAACCAAATGAATCAATACATAACAGATACTTCGGCTTTAGATATTGACGACACGGCAATAAACGAGGCTATTTTAGAGTCTGAAAAATATGGACCAAACGATGAGCAAAAAGTAGCAAATGATGCTGCGGCAAATAGTTATGTTGATGAATTATTTGAAGACCCAGATATAGAGGAGATGAGCTTGATGGATAAAGCATTAAACGTTGGAAAAGCATTTATTGATCCATCAATGAAAAAAACTCTTGCTGAAAAGATATCTAGCAATTTAACAGATGATGTAATTGAAAAAAATAAAGAAGCTAAAAAAGCTAAAAAAGATTTAATATTAAAAGCTCAACAAAATTTATTTACGTCAGAAAACCCAGGTGTTAGTGTTGGTGGTTATAACGACAACAAACAATATGAAAACTCACCTGAGTTTGATGCTTTCATAGCTGATTTAGATCAAGACGATATAAAAGCAGAAGCGTTAAAGATAAAGACAGACATGTTAAATGCTGAGTCTGAAAAGTACAACCTAACAGAAGCTATAGACGATCAAGATGTTGGACAAAGAATTTTAGAAGATGTAGTTAATGTTGTGCTTGATGGCGGTGTGTTAATGGATAGACCATGGTTTATGGAGAAAGAGCTTGATGGTAAAGGTGACAAGCAAGCTGAAATGGAAAGAAAAGCCAAAGAAGCTCAAAGCGTTTTAAATGCTCAAATAACTAAATATGTAAATACACAAAGCTATCACTTGGATAACATGACAAATGTTTACAGTGAAATGGAAAAACTTACTGATCCTAATAATAGAAAAAAGGAGCAACATAGGTTAAAGCAAATTGAAAACGAATATAAAATAATATCTAAAGGTAGGTATGCAACTGAAGACGAAGTAGACGAAGCAAATGTTAAGATGCAAGCTTTAATGATGGAGAGAGACGAGATAGTTGCTCTGTTTGATGGTGATAAAGCTAAGTACGATAAGCTTAGAGGTATATTTGACAAGCACGAGGGTATGTATCAAGACGTGCTCAAAGATGGTAAAGGACTAATAAGTAATGACAAAGAGCTAGCAGCATACTTAAATGTCGTGTCTAGAAGACATGGTGGTGTCGAACAAATGAGATCTGCATTGAGAATCGGTGCAAACTCTTTAGTTGGTGGTATGGTTGATGCTGCTGACGCTATAGTCTTTGCTCCTTTAAGATGGGCTGAAGAAAAATACAGTAACGGTGATTTGCCAGAAGGTTTTCAACCAGTAGTACAGATGGCAAAGAAATACGAAAAGCTACAAGATACTTATGGTATGGGTGCTATTGCTGATCACTTATCTAATGTTAATAAAAAATTACAAGCAGGAACTCAAGAACCACCTAAACTAGGAGATATAAATTTTACTTCATTAGAAGGTCTAGAGAACCTTGGTTCTTGGATGGGTAACACAACTATGACACAGCTACCAAATGCTGCGTTAATGTACATGACTGGAGGTGCTTCTTTATATTTAATGAGTGCTAGCGCTATGGGTAACACCATGCGAAGTATGGACGAGGAAATGGACATGTATGCTAATCTTCCAGAGAATCATCCGATGAAAGATTTTAAATATAGTTTTGCTAATCAATACTCAACAGCTATAATAAGTGGTGCTGCTGAGGGTTTATCTGAAAAAGTTTCTCTTGGTTTTGTAGATGAGTTTTTTGGCAAACTTAAAAGTGGTGATGCTATTAAAGATGGTTTTATGAACTATCTTAAAAAAGAATACTTTGCAATACCTGGTCTTGGTAAAAATATTTACCAGTCAGCTATGGAAGGTGGAACTGAAGCTCTATCTCAAATAACTGGAAACTTAGCCATGAGATATATATCTGGTAATCCAGAGCATAAAAACATGAACATATGGGAAGGAGTTCCAGAGTCTTTTGCTTCTGGTTCGTATATGCAAGGTGTAGTATTTAAAGCTCCAATATTAGCACAGTCAATGTTAGGTCCTTTTCAATCAGAAGCTTCTGTAGATAATCTTCAAGCTAATGCTAAGGAAATAATGGATCTGGAAAAAAGTCTTAATGATCCAAACTTAACACCTAAAGCTAGAGAAGCTATAGAAGCAAGGTTGAGAGAAAAAGTACAAAACTCTACTACTATATTAAAAAATGATATAGACAACATAGATCAAATGTCTGAACCTGAAAAGGCAAGGCTTATAGAAATAGCAACTCAAAATGCTAAGCTTGAAAATCAATTAGAAGCTATAAAGCAAGACGAATCTTTACCAGATGAAACTAGAGAAAAAATGATCACACAGATCACTGGTGATATATCTAGAATGAAAAACGAACGTAACTTAATTGTTGCACCTTATAATAAAGCTAGAAATCAAAAGATACTAGACAAATCTATACAAAGAATTAGAAATAAAGCTAGAAGAACTTTTGGTAAAGGTAACTTAGATATTGAAGATGTTGGTAGAGATAAAGCGGCAGAGCTGTTTGAAATATTTAGAAACCAACAAATAGCTAGATTAGATAATCAGCTAGACGGAATTAGAACTGAGTTTAGAAGAGGTAATATAACAGAACAACAGTATTCGCAACAAGTTGCTGAGGTAGAGTCTAAGATGTCAGAAATGCAAAATGCTAACGAGCAAGATGCTAAGTATGCTAATGGTTTTATACTAGAAAACCAAGGCGAAGGTCCTGATCAAATAGTTATAAACAGAGATACATCTTTAGAAAAAGGAGCTGTAAATGTTGCTGCACATGAGTTTCTTCATAAAGTTTTACAAAACACAGTTAGAGACAATCCGCAGGTAGCAAAGTTACTAGGTCAGTCTTTAATGGGTGAGTTAGCAAAAATAGATTTAGAAGGTCTGCAAAAATCAGCTTACAGAACTAGATTAGAAAACTATAGAGATCAACCTGCAGAAGCACAAGCTGAAGAAGTTTTAACTACGTTTGCAGATGCTGTTAAACGTGGAGATTTAAAAATGGACACAAACAAAGTTGGTGACACTGTAAGAAGATCGTTACAAGCTTTAGGTATGGACGTTAAGTTTAAAAACGCTAGAGATGTATATAATTTTATAGGAGATTATCAAGCTTATGCAGAATCAGATATGCCAAACTATGGTATAGAAAGAGCTGGTAAAAAAGGTATAGCTATTGAAGGTAAGTTAAAAGCTGAACTTGAAGATTTACAAGCTGAGGTAGTTAAAGCTGAGAAACAAGCTGAGGTCTTAAAAAAATCTATAGATGGCAGTTTTGAAAATAGCATTCAAGACATGATAGAAAATCCTATATATCCAGACCCTGATGCCAATGCGTTTATGATAGCTGAGATGTATAACCCTTTAGATACAGACGGTAGAGTTTTACCTGGTGAAAGACTAACAATAGGAGCTAGAAGTATACTCAATAAATTAAAAAAATTCCAAGATTTACCTCAGTTTGACAATAAAAGAAAAGCTATAATAGATGATATATTAAACGATCCTGCTACTAATAGAAGTATAAGATCTATTATTAAGACTTACGTTGTTGATAATACTGATGGGCCAAACGGTGAAAGAGTACCTTTGAGTGGTTACATCGGATCTGTACTTGCGAAAAGAGGTGTATCTGAAGCTGTAAACAAACATATAAAAAGTGGTGAAGGTTTTAACAGTGGCGAGGGTGTTATAGATAATATAGGTGTAGAAGATTCTCAGTTTCAAGAAGAGGATAGGTTAACAATGTTAGATTCAGTTGATGATGATGGAAATCCTATAATCAGTGTTGAAAGCCAACAAACCGTGTTAGAAGCTATGATGCCTATCATAGGTGTAAAGCTGCCAGCTATTGATGCTGCTAAAAGTAAAAACAAATCTGTATCTCCATTAATATCTCAATTGAAAAAAGAGTTTGGTGTTAAAAACGGACCTATACATAAAGCAATATTACAAATGATAGGTAAAACTCCAATTGAAATACAAGAGTTTTTGAACAACCCAAAAAATAAAGAAGTTTTATTATCTGTTTTACCAACATCTTGGTTGGCTAAAAATATTCCAAACGCAGTAGAAAAATTAGTTATACAAGAAGACGGTAGTAAAGTGTGGACAACAGATCACGTTGGTAGAACTAAAGGAACTCAACCTGGTCAAATAGATTTTTGGAGATCTACAGAAGAAGGTCCTTACATGGGCATGACTGATGGTAAGCAAAAAATTAGACGTAATGCTAATGCTATTGAAGATGTAGATTTTAACGAAGTATTTTTACCTGGTCCAACAGTTACTGATATTAAACGTGGTAACAAAACTCAAGGTAAATTAGGTTTAGACGCTATGGCTATGGCTTTAGGTCAAGAGTTAGGTATGGAAATGTTTGATAAAGATTTAGAAAACGATGGTCCACTAACTAAGCTGTTTGAAGGAAGACAAGATTTATTTGATAGAATATTAGCTGAAAACTATAAGTCAGAGATCATAGCACAAATGGAAAGAGGTACTGTTAAAATGAGTATCGATAGTGAAACTCCAAACGGAAACGGGAACGTGGAAGATAGAGTTGTTGAGCTTTATAGTCAATTTATAAATCAATACGACAAGGGCTTAAGTAGAGAATCGAACTTAATGAACACGGTTAGCATGTTAGATCCTCAAGCTTTACAATTCATGCTAGACAGTGGTTTATTTGCTTTTTTAAGCAATATATCAGAACAGATGTTTGTTAAACCACTTAAGAATTTTATGCAAGAGTTTAATATGACAGACATGCTTAATAGTTATGAGAATGACACGGTTGAGCAAGCTAGAAAAAAATTCGCAAAAACGTCTTTGGCATACATAGATAAATTACCACCAAGTTTAGTGAAAGCTTTAGGTAAAAAGTTCTTTGGCTTGACTGGTGACAAAACAAGAGGAGGCTTAGGTTCTATTAAGCAATTTAACAAAGATGGTACTACTACTAAAAACTATACTCCAGAAGCTGCAGAAGTAAACGCTGCTTGGGAAGCTAAAGTTAAACAAAAAGATAACACTGAGTACGATTTTAATGTTGAAGATGTTCATATATATGAGACAGACAATGGTATAATAAAAGATATAAACGATAATATACTATCACAACACAAACCTGGTGAACAAGGTAGAGTAGATAAAATAAACCAAATAGATAAAAAGCATGGTGATGCTATTAGAGCTGCTAATATTGCTAACCCTAAAGCTATGGCTTTTGTTATAGCTACAGGTTTAGAGATCGCATCTGAGACAAAAGATGCTAAGCAAAGTGATGATATTATCATGGGTGTTATAAAACTATTACAAGGAGCAACTAGCAATGTTGGTGGTACAAGAGGCCTTATAACTTATGATGCTTTAGAGGTTCATGGAGAATCTATGGCTACATTTAAAAAGAAAAATAAAAAAGGCGAAACAGTTTATACTAACAAAGCTACAAGAGCTCAAATAGAAAATGGAGAGGTTGAACTAAACACAGAACACCCGTATTACAAAGAAGCTATAAAACAATATCCTAATGATGCTGTTAAGGCTGCTGACAAAATGAAGCAGAAGTTAGAACACCAAGACGTATCTGCAAATGTGAATAGAGAAAATGCTAAAAGCTTACTAACCCACTATGATTTAGCAAAAAATGATACTTACAAAGAGTTTTTACCATATATAAAAGAGGCGTTAAAAAACCAAGTTTTATATAACACTTATCAATTCGCTGGTGTTTCGAATCCTAAGATAAATTCTGACATTCAAGACAATGTTTTAACAACTACTAGTGTAGATGGTTTTGGTAGACTGCTATTAGCTTCTTTAGCGAAAGGTGTTTCATTCATGGTACCAACAAACACTTTCTCTACTAATGGTCTAGGAGATTTAATATCAGCAAGAATAAATGAGTCTATAAAAATAACTCAACCGACACCTATAAAACAAATTTTAGAAAACAAAGTTAGAGATAAAGCTGTTACAACTGGAAGATCAATGATGAGTATAGATTCTAAGGGTATAACTATTTTAGATTTTGACGATACTCTAGCTACTAGCAACTCATTAGTTAGATACACGACGCCAGACGGAGATACAGGTACATTAAATGCAGAACAGTATGCAAGCACTTACCAAGACTTGCAAGATCAAGGTTATGTGTTTGACTTCACAGAGTTTAACAAAGTTGTTGGTGGTAAGATAGCACCATTGTTTCAAAAAGCTTTAAAGCTACAAGGTAAGTTTGGTCCTGACAATATGTTTGTATTAACAGCTAGACCACCAGCTGCTCAAAAAGCTATATTTGATTTCTTACAAGCAAACGGCTTAAACATACCTGTAGAAAATATAACTGGATTAGGTAACTCCACATCGGAAGCTAAAGCGCTTTGGGTTGCTAGTAAAGTTGGTGAAGGCTATAATGACTTTTATTTTGCAGATGATGCTTTGCAGAACGTACAAGCTGTAGATAACGTTTTAGAACAATTTGATGTTAAAAGAAAAGTACAACAAGCTAAAGTGCGTTTTAGTAAAGATGCTGACACTATATTTAACGATATACTAGAACAATCCTCCGGTATTAAGTCTGAAAAAGAATTTTCAAGAGCTAAAGCAAAACAAAGAGGTAAAGGAAAAGGTGTTTGGCAGCTTTTTATACCAGCTTCAGCTGAAGACTTTAAAGGTTTACTATATAAATTATTATCTAAAGGTAAACTTGGTGAGCAACAAATGGCTTGGTTACAAGAAAATTTAATAGATCCTTTTGCTAGAGGAATAAGAGAATTAGATGGGTACACTAGAAGACTAACTAATGAGTACCAAACTTTATTAAAAGCAAACCCAGCTATTAGAAAGGCTTTAGGTAACACTCTTGGAAACACAGAATTTACTTTAGACCAAGGTATAAGAGTTTATTTATGGAATAAAGCTGGTATTGATATACCTGGTTTATCTAAGACTGATTTAAAAGAAATAGTAAAAGCTATTGAGTCTAATCCTTTAGCTGTTAAATTTGCTAATGACTTAAATGCTATATCTAAGAAAGGTTATTCAACTCCTAGTGACTATTGGATGACAGAGTCAATAAAAGGTGATTTAACAGAAATGATAGATGATCTTAGAAAAAACTTTTTAGCAGAGTGGATAGAAAAGAAAAATATAATATTTTCTGAGAAAAACTTAAATAAGCTCGAAGCAATACATGGACCTAAGTATGTTGAAGCTCTTAGAGATATGCTCTACAGAATGGAGAACGGTACTAATAGAAGTTTTGGTAGTAACAGATTAGTAAACGGGTTTGCCAACTGGATAAACAACTCTGTTGGTGCTATAATGTTCTTTAACATGCGATCTGCAGTTCTGCAAACATTATCAACAGTTAACTTTATAAACTGGGAGGAAAACAATATAATGGCTGCTGCTAAAGCTTTTGCTAATCAAAAACAATATTGGGCTGATTTCTTAACACTATGGAACTCTGATATGTTAGTACAAAGACGAAGTGGTTTAAGAACTGGTGTTAGTCAACAAGAACTTTCTGCAGCTGTTAAAGGTGCTAAAAATCCTGTTAGAGCAGTGTTTCAATATCTACTAAAGTTAGGTTTCACACCTACACAAATTGCGGATAGTTTTGCTATTGCTTCTGGTGGTGCAACATACTACAGAAATAGAATTGAGATGTATAAAAAGCAGGGCTTAGATCAAAAGGAAGCTGAAGATTTAGCTTTTAATGATTTCCAAAATATTGCTGAAGAGACACAACAGTCTTCTAGACCTGATATGATTTCACAGCAACAAGCATCTGTTCTAGGTAGATTTATACTAGCATTTCAAAACACACCTATGCAGTATGCTAGGTTAACTAAGAAAGCTTTACTAGATTTAATTGCTGGTAGAGGTAGTGTTAAAGCTAATATATCAAAAATAATATATTACGGTGCTGTACAAAACTTAATATTCTCTGCATTGCAAAAAGCGTTGTTTGCATTTATGTTTGATGACGATGATGAAGAAGACAAGAAGAAACAAAGAAAAAAGGAAACTAGTCTTCTTAATAGTATGTTAGATTCTTTTTTAAGAGGTACTGGTATTGGTGGAGCTATAGTAGCAACAACAAAAAATATGATAATTAAGTTTTTAGAAGAAGAAAAGAAAAACTTTAACGGTGATGATGCTAAGGTTTTAATTGAAATGCTCAACCTATCTCCTACTGTTGGATCTAAAATTAGAAAAATGCATACCGCTTTAAAAACATGGAAGTTTAAAAAAGATGTTATAAGAGATATGGATGTTTTTGATATTGACAATCCAATATGGCAAGCTATAGGTAACGTTGTTTCTTCTACAACAAACGTACCTATGGATAGAGCTGTTCAAAAAATGATAAATTTAAACCAAGCTTTAGATTCTCAAAACGAAACATGGCAAAGAATAGCTTTAATATTAGGTTGGAATACTTGGGACTTAGATGTTAAGCAAAAAGATGTTGAAGATTCTAAAGAAAGAGTTAGGTTGCGCAAGAAGATGGAAAAACAAAACAAATAAAAAAAGAAAAAAGAAGAACAAAGAAAAATTAAAGAAAAAGAAAGAAAAGAAAAAGAAGCTAGATCTGTTCAATGTTCTGCTAAAATTAGAAAAGGTAAAGGGCCTAGATGTAAAAACCTAACTGAAAATAAATCTGGTAAATGCTACGCTCATCAGTAAATTACAACAAAAACAAGTGACCTTAAATATATGAAGAAATTACTAATAGTATCGTTAATTATTCTTACTTCTTGCGCCGCACCGAAAAAATGTTGTGGTCAAGTAGATTTTAAAAAGTATTTTAAATTTGCAACTTTTTATGGGGCTGCAAGTGGAGGTACTTCTATATCTGATGTAGAGACTTTTTCTGTAACAAACGGCTTGGAAACAGCAACAATAAAAACGCCTTTCGATTACAATGTAGCATTTGGTGTACGTAAGATCGCTAGGTTTGGTTATGAAAACAAAGCTCAAACATTTTACGATGGAACTGAAACATCTTGGTCTGACGGCGCTAATGTAGGTAAA